ATCGTAGTGCCTACCGAGACACTGCGCGATGTGGACTGGCCAAACGAGATGGCTGCGAGAGGCTATCCCGGTCTTGAGCAGAAAGTGAAGTTGATCTGCTGGGCGTCGCTCCAGAAGGAGAAACCCCAGAGGGATGTTGACCTGGTGATACTTGATGAAGTGCACCATCTCACACCTATCAACGCCAACTTCTTCGGCCGTGATGAGTACAAGGTCTTCTCGGTACTGGGTCTCACAGCAACGCTCCCGGGTGAGTACTGGGACAACGACAAGGAGAAGATGAACCTGATAAAGTACATCTGTCCACCTGTGTTCGAGATAACGCTGGAGATGGCTGTAGACCTCAAGGTAGTGAGCGACTTCCAGATCTACGTGCTGAAGATGGATCTTGACGATACCATCTATGACGTACCATCCGGTACTAAGAAGAAATCGTTCCTTACCACTGAGTTCAAGCACTACCGGTACCTCACCAAGCAACTGCAGCGTGCTACTTACATGAAGATAGATGGACTCAAGTTTGCCTGGATACAGAAGCGCACCCAGTTCCTGTCAAATCTCAAGAGCAAGCAGAAGCTTGCAAGAGAGGTTTTGGACACTATTGCGAAGTCGGGTGAACGTACGTTAATATTCTGCGGAAGCATCGAACAAAGTGCACAACTATGTGGAGACCAGGTGTATAATAGCAGTACAACAAGTGACAAACTTGATGCTTTTCGTGATGGAAAATTATCGTATCTTGGAGTAGTACAGGCGCTGAACGAAGGCAAGAACTTGCCGAACATGGATCAGATACTTATCGTTCAGCTAAATTCCAAAGAGCTTAATTTGATACAACGGATAGGACGAACCATCAGGTGGCGTGAGAACCATGTCGCCCGCATCATCATCCTCGTTGCTAAAGGCACGGCAGATGAGAAGTGGTACAGGAGTGCCACAGAGAACTTTGACAAATCACGTATAATTGAAAAGCATGTCACACTTAGCACTCAAGCAGTTGCTTGACCAGTTGCTTATGGGTGGGTATGTTATCATGGACAATGGTAAGTATGTATTCACTCCTAAGTTCTATGCCGATATCGTGAGTACTGCTGTGGCAACTGTTCCGAACATGCTGCCCAGCACTATCCCGGTACCGACGTCCAAGCCCGAGTTCGAAATGCTCTTTATCAAGCTCATTGCAGATGCACAAGTACCAAAGCACTTGCCCGATAACAAGGGTGGTGTATATGCTGCCAACAAGTTCAGTGAAACTGGGCTGAAGGCATTCATGGCAGCTATCAAGAATGGTGTGAACTATGAGCTACTGGTGAAGAGTGTGATGCTCTATTACAAGAGCAGCACGAATTATAAGAAAGCGGTGGGCAACTACTTTGCGCAAGGTGATTGGAGAACCGATTACGAAGCACTTGCAGCCAGTACTACCTCACCCGAAGCATTGAATCAACACATAAAATCCCAGATCAACAATGAGTCTAAATCTCATTTTAAACTCGGCTGAGGCAGAAGCTATCGAGATCATGAACAAAGCGGCCAGTACCGACGAGATTGGAGAGGCACCTGAAGGTGTCGACCCAGCTCTGTGGGAACAGTGGAAGCAATGGGAAATGCTACCGACCAATGACTTCCTGTACCAGGTGAAACGTGGTATGCAGGGACTCAACACTGGCCTGCGCAGTGGTATACCGGGACTGGACAAGTACACCTACGGTATTCACCAGGCAAGGTACTATCTCATTGGAGCTGACAGCTCCGTGGGCAAGACTACCGTCGCCGATTTCATGTTCGTGTTCAATGCGTGGAAGGATGCTAAGCGACTTGGCAGACCGATCAAGATATTCTACTGTTCATTTGAAGTGGGCAAGATGGATAAGACCGCCCGCTGGGTGTCACATATCATCTTCCAGAAGTGGGGTATCCGGTTGCCAAGTGATTACATTCTGGGACGTATTGAAGGTAAGAGAGTAACCAAGGCACACGAGGCGCTTATCCTGAAGGCCTATGCACTGGTACTGGAGATGATGAGAGACATCGTGTTCGTGGAAGATGTGATACATCCGACCAAGATATTCGAAGATCTTATCGGTGCTCACTTCGAGAAAGTGGGTATCGTTACAAGAGCAGAGGTGAGTGAAGAAGATAGAGCTAAAGGCAGGAAGGGTTATGTGAAAGGCTACCAGCCTAATGATCCGAATCTTATCACATTCCTGGTTATTGATCACTTGGCACTGACAGGTTCTGAACAGAAGCTGGACACCAAGCATATCATGGACAGGATGAGTAAGTATGGCATTGTTCTCAGGAACATCTTCCATTGCACGACCTGCTTTATCCAGCAGTTCTCCACAGACCTGATGAGTTTCCATCGTACCAACAAGAAGAATCCACAGTCCATAGCGCCACAGCGACTTGATTTCGGTGATAGCAAGGCGACATTCAGGGATGCAGACCTGGTCTTTGGACTGGTCAATCCTGCCAGCTATGACTTTGACAAGTTCCACGGCTATACGCTGATGTCGGATGATGGGGAGAATCTTGGGGAGTGTTTCAGAGGCCTGTACCTGATGAAGAACAGGTACGGTATATCGAGCCGGCTGATACCACTCTTCCTCGATGGTCTTTCCGGTACTGTGTACGATCTGCCCATTGAGGGAAGTAATGTAATCGCCATGACACCATGGTATAACAAAGCAATAGAAATTGAAGCACTATGTCAGGAATTCTCGCCCTCCCAACAGCGCCAATAGCGCCCAGTAGGATCAATCCCAGAATCAGCATCTTCTATGGTCCGCCCAAGATAGGAAAGACCACAGAGGTTGCTAAGCTTGATCATCCCGATGACCCGAGTCACCGGGCAATGATCCTCGACTGCGAACGTGGTACTGAACTGATCACCTCGCTGAAGATACCAGTCAGTTCTATCAACGGGCAAACCAGCCTGAAACCAGATGGCAGTATTGATTATACCTCGATCGATGCTGTCTATGAATCCATCCTTGATATAGGGATGAAAGAATTCACCCGTACCGGGCAGAAGCCAAGGCCTCCGTACAAGTTCCTCATCGTGGACACCATTGACAAATTGGAAGACTACTGTGAAGTGACAGCTACGGAAAAGTACAAGCTCACCACTATCGGTTCGACCTTTAAGGGTAAGAGTGTACTGGAGCTTCCGCAAGGTGCCGGGTACTATCACATGAGGTTGGAAGTTGTATATCAAATTGACCGCCTTGCTACGATCTGTGAGCATCTGATACTGATCTCGCACATCAAGGACAAGGTTATCAATAAGGGAGGGATAGATGTCTCCGTGAACGACATCTCCCTCACAGGAAGACTCGGTGCTATTGTATGCGCGAAGGCGGATATCATCGGGTACATGTATCGTGAACCAGGTAAACCGGGCCTACAGGTAAGCTTTGAGACCTTTGAGAACAATGTAATGGGTGCAAGGATACCACGGCTGGCCGGTAGAAAATTCCCGATGGACTGGAACGAAGTGTTCCTTCCTGCAGACAAGCTCGTTACAAGCTCGTAGATTATTCATCTTTAAACACAACAACAGACATGAACAGTTTGTTAGGCTTTTTGAGCTCCTCCAGAGTGGAGGAGGTTGTAGCACCAGCCCGCAAGGGTGGTGTGCGTAAGGAGTGGAATCCTGCTCCTTCTATCGTAGCTGTGCGTTTGTGGAAGAACGGAAGTATCTTCCCATCCCAGGCTGCTGTGGACAAATTTGATCTTGCTTACAAGAATGCGACCGTAAAGAAAGAACCCATCAAATTGAAAGAGGGTGAGGTCGCTGATCCGGAGAAACCCAAGTTCAAGAACACGTACTCGTTCCCTGACGGTAGTGGCTTTGGATTTGATTTGCTCGACAGCCGCTCGTGGAACGAGGTGAAGGCTGGCGAAGGTGCTATGCTCTTTGTAGCTGCAGTACCGAAAAGTGAAGGCAAGGTTGACCTGTTCAACACAGTAGCGTATGATGACGCTGGTGTGCCAAAGGTCACCGTGATGGAACAGGGCGCTCTTACATTCGGTCAGCAAGTGTTGCTGCCTGCAGTGGAAGCGGTGTATGGTGTGAAATTCAACCGTGATGAGGTTAAGGATGAAGCAGGTCGTGTAGCGGCAGCAGCCATTACTGACGGTGTGGATTTCGTTGACCTTGCCATCTTTGATAAGCTGGGCGACTTCGATATCACAGCAAAGTATTCCAAACCAATCATTTTCGCACCGAAACTGGTGAGCCGTGGCGCTGACAAAGGCAAGGCTGACTATGCTCGTCGTGAGAATGTGAAGGTATATGGTCTTGCTCCTGCTGAGCTTGTTATCGAAGGTTACGTGAAGCCATCAGGTGAAGCTGTAACTGAATCGTAAAATGACTTGCAGGTCTCTTACTAACCCATTATATTCGCAACCCCATTCTACAATTTCTAAACAGCATATACATGATACAAATTGGGATCAACAAAAGCGTCTACCTGGATAAAGCATCCGTGGACGAGAAGAATGTGCTGGAGTTATCATTCCTGGAATCAGACAAAGCATCATCCAGTGGCAACATGTTTGCGAACATTGCCAGTGATGATGTAGTTGAAGATGCTTCCCGTGGAATCCGCTTGTTTCCGCCGCTGCCTCCGAAGAAAGAGGACATCACGCAGCAGAAGAAAGTGGAACTGGTCAACTCCGACATTACTAAGACCAAGGGTATCCTCATGCACATCTTGCTCGGGTATTACACCCGTGAAGACCTGAAAGGTCTTTGGGCTGAAGTGTTTGCAGGGTTGCCTATCGATGAGAACAGTTACCCGACCAAGATCACTCAGAAGGAGATCCTGGAAGGCGTTCACAAGAACATGTCTCGTATCTTCCTGCAGAAGATAGCGCCATTCCTTGGCAATAAGGAACTCACATTCCGGTTGCTGCTGGTTCGCCAGTCCAAGGACAAGCACTATGCTACTTTCCGCGGTAAGTTTATCGAGGACAATCCATTCTATGAGTCCACTCAAGTACCGGAAGAAGCTTCCAAGTTGAAGTTCACTCCGTACGAGATCCAGGAAGGATTGGACAATGGTATACCAGTACCGAAGAGTGCTGCCGATGCGAAAGCTGCTGGCGGTACTGGAGGTGCTGCACCGCAGACTGTTCAAAACGTCTTTGGTAACGGCTAAGCTCTTTTTAGTATGGAACACTTACTGTTTACCAGTGAGGAAATATTAGAGCGTGTAGATGAATACACGCTCTATTGTTCCTACCTGGGTTATGAACCGCTGATCGGCGGTAAGTATTTATCTCCACTGAGATCAAGCATGGGGCGCTCCGAAGATACTGACCCATCTTTTGGGATCTATGAGCGGAAATATGGTAAAGGAACCCACGAATTCATGTGGAAAGATCAAGGACTTGGTGTTCATGGTGACATCTTCGACCTGGTACGTCACCTCTGTAAGTTGAGTACCCGTCGGGAGGCCATGGTCCAGGTTTTGATCGACGTGGGCATAGCCAAAGGTACAACTTCCAGACCAATTCTGGACACCCGTGAGAAGAAGTTCTACGGGTACGCCAGTATCGAGATCAAGTCCAAGACCTTTGACAGCAGGGAATTGAACTTCTGGGACCGGATAAATATCAAGCGGCCACTGCTTGATTGGTACTGCACAAAAGCGGTAGCCATCTACTGGCTATATACTGAACAATACTGGCCCCGGTACCCCAAGGGGATAGGTT